GTTCCGACCCTCCTGCGCTTAGGTTACTTCACTTTCTCCAGTTCATTTCTACTTCGCCCGATAAATCGCCCGGACCACCTGCCAGGGAGGCGGCGGGTGGCCGTTTCTGCTGTTCGGAGGCCGCCCGGGGGTCTAAGGTAAGTAAGTTAAGTAAGTTAAGAAGAAGAAGAAGAAGAATATATATAGGCCCCAGCCCCGCTGGGCTTCCCTGCTTACTCCACTTCATACTTTTTCAGCACGCGAAGTCAAGCGCTGGGCCCCCATCCCAAGCGCGCGGTTCTCCGCTAGCCTTCGCCGCCCTTCCGGGCTATACTTCCGGACACCGCTACGAGAAATGGAGTTACCATATGGAATACCCCTTCCAGACCGAACCCTTCAAGCACCAGCGCGAGGAGTGGCTGCGCTCCCGCGAAGAAGAAGCCCGCGCGATCTTCTGGGAGCAAGGTGTAGGCAAGTCAAAACTGATCATCGACACCGCCTGCTGGCTTTGGCTCCGCGGGCTCATCGACGGCGTGCTGGTGGTGGCGCCGAACGGAGTACACCGCAATTGGGTCGAGAAGGAAATCCCGGACCACGTGCCGGATGTGGTCATGAAGGACGTCCGCGCCTTTCATTACCAGAGCCCGAAGGCCGACACGAAGTGGCACAAGCAGGCCGTCCGGGAGATCATCAACCACCCCGGCTTCGCCTGGCTCACGATCAGCTACGACGCCTTCATGACGAACGCGGGAAAGCGGGCGCTGATTGACTTCTTCGACCGTCGCCGCCTCCTGTACGTCTTGGACGAAGCCCACTACATCAAGAACCCCGCCGCGGAGCGCACCAAGTCCATCCTCCGCTCCGCGAAGTACGCGCCCTACAGGCGGGTGCTGACCGGGACCCCGATTGCTCAGGGGCCCTTCGACGTTTACAGCCAGATCAAGTTCTTGATCAATGACTACTGGAACCGCTGTGGGTTGGGCTCCTTCACGGAGTTCAAGAACCACTTCGGCATCTGGAAGAAGGGCTGGAACCCGACCGCAGGCGTGGAGTACGATCAGTTGGTGGGCTACCGCCGGTTGGACGAGCTGAACGCCCTCCTCCAGCCGGTGTCCTCCCGGGTGACGAAGGATGGGGTGCTGGACCTCCCGCCCAAGTTGTACAGCAAGCGGTTCTTCCAGATGACCCCGGAGCAGGCGAAGCTGTACCGCCAGTTGCGCGACGAGTACATCGTCTGGCTGGAGACGGGCGGGATTGAGCGGGACGCGGAAGCGGTCGCCGCGGAGCCGTCGCCGGACGCCTGCCCGACATGCTTGGGCAAACGTGAGGTGGAGTTTGACGGGTTCATCTACCCCTGCCCCGACTGCGGAGACGCCCCTGACCTGGGCGCGGAGGGCACCACCCCGGTCATCGCCGCCCTCGCCATCACCCGGCTCCTCCGCCTCCAGCAGATCACCTGCGGCTACCTCCCGACCGATGACGAGGAGGAACCGTTGTACACAATTCCGGGGGCGAACCGCCGCCTGGACCTCCTTTGTGATCTGATCGAGGAACAGCAGCACAAGACGATTGTCTGGGCGCGTTTCCAGCTGGACATCACCCTGATCATAGAGGAGCTGAAGCGCCGCGGCATCCGGGCCGTCCGCTATGATGGGCTGGTCAGTGATGACGAGCGCGCCCGCGCCAAGGAGCTGTTCCAGGGCGAGCGCACCCTGCACCATAACGGGCAGGTGGTTGGGCGGGAGGCCGTCCCGCCGGAGGAGCAGGCGCAGGTGTTCGTGGGCAATCCCGCCGCCGGGGCAACCGGCTTAACCTTGACCGCGGCCAAGACGGTCATTTATTATTCCAACAGCTTCAAGCTGATCGACCGCCTTCAGTCGGAGGACCGCGCCCACCGGATCGGACAGACGAACAGCGTGCTGTATATCGATCTGGTGGCGGAGGACACGGTGGATGAGAAGGTGGTCGAAGCCTTGAGAAACAAATTCAACGTGGCGAGCCAGATCACTGGCGACCGCCTGAAGGAATGGTTATGAGAAAGAATCGTGTATTTGTCGTACAGAATCAGCATCGATGGGACCGCGACAAGCAGCGGTTTGAGCCCAAATTCAACCTCGCCCCGGCGGAGGAGTTCGGTGAGCTGGTGTACTTGCTTAGCCCGACCGCGGCCCCGTTCCGCCCGGAGCCGATCATTGATGAGCTGAAGGAGAAGCTGGCCGACTTCGGGCCGGGGGACCACCTCCTGCTCGTGGGCAATCCGGTCCTGATCGGGTTCGCCGTCGCCATCGCCGCGGACGCCAATGACGGGGACGTGTCCCTGCTTCAGTGGAGCGGCAAGGACCAACGCTACATCGCGGTGGATGCCTCGGGTCTCTTTACTTATTCCGATTGACCGGCTATACTTCTTCAGCGTGATTGGGATACCCCATCACCGAAGAAACGGAGAACCATATGTCAATTGAAAACGCATACCTGGACTATGTCCAACCCCAGACCGCCGGTGGCGAACTCTCCCAACTCTCCGCGCTCGCGGAGCAGCAAGCCGCCGCCGCTGCCAAGGTGGCCGACCTGGAAGCCCAGCTCAACAAGGCCCGCGAGGAACTGCGCGACATCGCAGAACGCCAGGTGCCGGAGCTGATGGATCAGATCGGTATTGGTGAGTTCAAGACCACCTCCGGCCTCAAGATCAAGATTGACGAAACCATCCGCGCCTCCATCCCGAAGGCCAAGGCCCCGCTTGCCTTCGCCTGGCTGAAGAACAACGGCCACGGCTCGCTGATCAAGCGTGTCGTGTCCGTCGCCTTCGGTAAGGGCGAGGATGAGCGTGCTGAGGAACTACGCCAGCAGCTGTCCGTCCAGTTTGAAGTTGACGACAACGCCAGCGTCCACCCGTCCACGCTCGCCGCGTTCGTCCGCGAGAAGCTGCGCAACGGCGAGGAAGTCCCGCTGGACCTGTTTGGCGTTCACCGCCAGCGCGTCTCGAAGATCGAGACATGATCAACGGGGGAGGGCCGGTGCCTAGTCAGGGAAACCCAGGGGATGTCGGGCTCACCGCCGCCCCGATCCAGGAGCACCCAGCCCGGTTCCTCCTCCACCAGAACACCGCCACCAGGTTAAGTGTGGGACAGCCGGAGAGCACGGCAGGGCTTAACGACCGGGGGCCCAATTGACCCGCTCACTTTTAACAGGAAACCATTACCATGGCCAAGACCGAAAGCAAGACCACCGATGTCGCAGTGAAGGAACAGAACACCGCAATGGCGGAGTATGGCGCATATGCCGACTACGCGGGTGCGGGCTTCGAGAACCAGACCGGGGATGACTACAGCATCCCGTTCATCCAGATTCTTCAGGCCCTCAGCCCGCAGCTCCAGGAGAACGACAGCCTGCGCCAGGGCATGATCCTGAACACCGTGACCGGCGAAGTCTGGGACGGCAAGCAGGGCATTGCCTTCGTCCCGGCGACCACCCAGCACGTGTACGTGGAGTGGAAGCCCCGCGACGCGGGCGGCGGCTTCGTCGGCATCCACGAGATCAACAGCGATGTCGTGGCCCACGCCAAGGCGCAGTCCTCAGAGTTCGGCAAGTACAACACCCCGGAAGGCAACGAGCTGATCGAAACATTCTATGTGTACGGCATCGCGCTGGATGATGACGGCAACGCCTCGGAAGCGGTCCTGGCGTTCAGCTCCTCGAAAATCAAGAGGTACAAGGGCTGGATGACGAAGGCGAAAACCATCCAAATCCCGCTCCCGGACGGTCGCCGCATTCCGGCTCCGCTGTTCGCCCACCGCTACCGCCTCAAGACGGTCAGCGAGAAGAACAACAAGGGCCAGTTCTTCAATTGGGACATCGCCTTTGACGGGGCGAACGCGGTGGAAGCCCGGCTGCTGCCCGATAACCCGATCTTCCAGGCCGCGGTAAACATCAAGTCCATGATCGAAGGCGGGCGCGCTCGCGCGGCCTACGAGTCGCAGACCCCAGGTAGCGGTGACGATGCTGCTCAGGGGGCTCCCGCCGGCAAGCCTGTGTTCTGATCTACCGGGAGGACCGACCCGGACGGCCCGCCCCCTCGGGCCGTACCTTCAGGGGGCCTTCGCGGCCCCTTTCTTTTCATCAGAAACGGAGAACGATCATCATGTGGAGTCCGCAACA